AATATAAATAATTTTAGGATAGTGAAAGAATTCTTTCACTATCCTAATTATTAAAGGAGAAAATAAAATGGCATCATCAGACGGATTTTTATCAAATTTTAAAGCGGGTGTAAATGGAAATTTTGCCAGAGCATATCTATTCTATGTAAAGTTTCCTAATTCTGGTCCGGTTAATTTACCAGAAAACCAAGTATTTCTGGTTAGATCATCAAATTTACCAGAATCAACTATAGACCCAATAGTAGTCCCCTACCAAGGGATGGAATATAAAATAGGTTCTACACATACATATTCAGAATGAGAATGTACATTTAATGCTGACAATAAAATGAATTTAAGAAAAGAATTCATGGAATGAATGAAAGGTGTTCATGATCCAACTACTAATGAACATGGTAAACCAGAAGAATATTTTGGAAAAGTAGAAATTGAAATGTTAGATCCATTTCAAACTTTTGGTGGTAATGCAACAGCTAATGCAACTTATAAAGCTATATTATATGATGCATGACCTAGTAGTGTGGGTTCATTAGATTTAGCATATGATAATAAAGAAGTGGCTCAATTTAGTGTTACATTTACATATAATTGACATGAAGAAGAAGAGGGATAAATAATTATCTAAATAAAGAGGTGTTTTAATGAGTTATAAAAATTATTTAAATGTATATGATTTTTCATGTGAATTACCTGGAACAGGTGAAGTAGTTAAATACAAACCTTTAACTACTGGTCAAATTAAAAAATTATTAGTACATGAAAAGGAAACAAATCCAATTGTTTTAGAAAATGTATTTGATCAACTAATTACTTCTAGTGTAATATCTGAAGATTTTGATATAGATAAAATATATGTACAAGATAAAATATTCCTACTAATTGAAATTAGAAAACATAGCAAAGGTGAACAATTTACATTTCAATTTACATGTCCTAAATGTAAATCTCAAAATTTGAATTATTTTGATTTTAATAAATTAGAGGTTATTAAAAAACAGAATACAGAATATGGAGAAGTAACTGCTGGTGATAATATCAAATTATATATAGATTTTATTACTAGAGGTGAACAAAAAGAATCATATAATATGATAGAAAATATTGAGGAATTAACAGATTCACAAATAAGAGCAGAAATGTCACTTCATAGTTTAGCTAGTGGTATAAAAAAAGTAGAATCTCCAGATGGTATAGAAGAAATAGGGGTTGAAGACAAACTTTATATTGTTAATTCTTTAACAGTAGATGACTTAGAAGAAATAAGAAAGTGATATGATAATAATAATTTTGGTATAGATATTAAATATAAACTTATTTGTGATAATTGTGGGTTTTTTGAAGAAAAAACCGATGTGGAGGTAAGTAGTAATTTTTTTTAACCAGAATTTTATTAGAAGGTCAAACATTAGTTAATATTATAAATGAACAATATCAGTTAGCTAAACATGCCAATATTTCATTATCAGATAGTGAAATGTTGGCAGATTTTGAAAGAGAAGCTCATCTTGATATGGTATTACATGATTTAAAAAAAGAAAACGAACCATTTAATAAAATTATTAAATAACCCACTTGAGTTCATAGACTCAATGGATCTTAAAAGGTCTAAAGGGATCATTCCCCTTTAGACCTTTTTTATAGGAGAACTAGAATGGCCACTGAAAGAAGAGAATATATAAAAACAATAAAAAATTCATTAGAAAAATTTAATGAAGAGAGTCAATTAATATTTGAGCAACTTCAAAATTTGAAATCTGATGATATTACTCTTCAGATCTTAATAACAGAAATACAAAAGATCAGAGAAAATACTGTCTCTGAAAAACACTATAACAAATTAACAAATATTCTTAATCAAATACAAGAAGGTGAAATTAAAGAATCAGATTTGAATAAAAGTGTTGATGAAATTTCTGAAGGTTTTATGAAGGGAACTAATACATTATTAGAAGGTATTGGTTCAAAAATTGGAGAAATGGCAGAGCAAAATGAATTAATAGTCTCTGGTATTAATAAAGTAGGTGGATTTTTTGGTGAAATATTCTCCCCCTTTCAAGAACTTTTTAACCTTATAACTGGAACATTTTCTATACTTCAAGGTGTCTTTGGTTATATGACCAAGATTCCTACTTTATTAATGGGATTAATGAGTGTTATTAGAAAAGACCCAACACCTGACAAATTGGATAAATTAATTGATCTTGAAGAATCTAAGATAAAGAAAGAAGATAGAGAAATCAAAGATGATAGTAGTATTTGAAGTGAATTATTACTAATAGCTGGACAAATCACAGGTGGTATAATGGCAGGAGTAAGTGGATTCGTTACAGCTGTTCAGAAAGACATAGTGAAAATGTATAAACCATTTATGAATGTATTTAAAAATGGTATATTAGATCCAGTTCGGAATTGATTCAAAAAAGAAAACTGAATCACAAATATGTTAAACAGAATAAAAAATATTAAAGGAATAACTAGAATAGAAGGATTAATTAGTAGATTTAGTGGAATTGTTGACAGAATAAGAAATATGTTTACGTCTGTGATAGAAAGATTAGGTAAAGTGAGATCATTAGTAGATGATTTGATAAAACAATCAGGAAAATTTGGAAAAATTATTGGTGGAATTTCTAAAGCACTAGGAAGATTAGTTTGACCATTGTTGATTGCTTATGAAGTTATAAGAGGAATGATAAAAGGAGAAACAATAAGAGATAAAATATTAGAGGCAAGTGCTGGTATTTTATCTATAGCAACACAAATACCGGAATGAATTATTAATGGATTGTTATGAGCATTTGGTTCTGAATTTAGAGTAGATTTTGGTAGAGAAGCAATAATTGAAGCAATAAATGATATAAGTGATTGGTTATATAAGAATGTAACTGAACCAATAACAAATTTCCTGAAAAATTTTGATTTAAAAGAATCATTCAATAAACTTGTTAATAAAATAGAAATTACTATTAGTGATTCATTTGGATCAATACTAAAAAAGTATAATAATCTGAAAAATATGTTAATGGGATTTTGAAATTCTCTAATTAAAATGAATTTTCTTGATTCTGATTTGTTTAGTACAATTACAAATTGAATGGAATGAACCTTTGATCAAATTAAAAAACCATTCATGTGAGTTAAAGAAAAACTACAAGAAACTGAACAATGATTAATTAATCATACATTGTTTGATAAACAAACAATAGATTCATTAAAACAATCAATGTCTAGTATGTTTAACTGGATAATTGTACCTTTCAAGAATGTACTAACTAATTTGAATGATGTACAAAACTGATTAATAACTACTGTATTTGCAGATCCAACACAAACATGAGAAAGTATTAAGAGTGTAATGTCTGATGTGTTTGATTGGATAACTATACCTTTCAAATCAGTATTAGAAAAATTACAAAATTTTTGAAATTGGTTAACTACAACAGTATTTGCAGATCCAACACAAGCATGAAAAGATATTAAGAGTGTAATGTCTGATATGTTTAACTGGATAACTGCACCCTTTACAAATGTACTAACTAATTTGAATACTGTACGGAATTGGTTAACTACAACAGTATTTACAGATCCAACACAAGCATGAGAAAATATTAAGAGTGTAATGAGTAATGTATTTGATTGGATAACTATACCTTTTAAATCAGTATTAGGAAAATTACAAAATTTTTGAAATTGATTAACTACAACAGTATTTGCAGATCCAACACAAGCATGAGAAAATATTAAGAGTGTAATGTCTGATGTGTTTAACTGGATAGCTGTACCTTTCAAGAATGTACTAACTAATTTGAATAATGTACAAAACTGATTAATAACTACTGTGTTTGTAGATCCAACACAAACATGAGAAAATATCAAGAGTGTAATGAGTAATGTGTTTAACTGGATAACTACACCCTTTACAAATGTATTAACTAATTTGAATACTGTACGGAATTGATTAACTACAACAGTATTTACAGATCCATCACAAACATGGGAAGGGATTAAAAGTACAATGAGTAATGTATTTGATTGGATAACTATACCCTTTACATGAGTTAAGGATAAATTAAAAATATTTGAGAATTGATTAATTAATCATACATTGTTTGATAAACAAACAATAGATTCATTAAAACAATCAATGTCTGATGTGTTTGGTCAAGTAACTGCACCTTTTATATTTGTTAAAAATTTATTATCTGATATGTGGAATTGATTAACAGCTACTACATTCAGTGATCCATCACAAGCATGAGAAGATATTAAGAATAAATTATATGGTATATTTGATTATTTAACAGAATTATTTCAACCAATTAAATTTGCAGCATTAACATTTTATGGTTTATTAACAGGTGATTTTGGTACAATGTCTACCAATGTAAAGAAAATGTTGAATTCTTTACAGAATGTAATGTCTAATATATTCAATAATATCAAAAACTTTTTGATGAACAATACACCTATTGGTCCATTAGTCAGAGGTTTTAATAATTTATATAATTTTTTGACAGAGGATAACAAAGAAGAAACAATATTAGAATCATTAATTAATGATTTAAAAGAATTACCTGGACAAATAACAAATTGATTTTATTCAATTATACCTAATTGAAAAGATGATATAGAACCACGATTAAAGAAGATCGTACCAGATTGAGCAGAACCTTGAATATTTGGGAAAAAACTTGATATTGGTAAAATGCAGGACACACCTAAAATGTCAGGGAAGGAATTAATGAGAACATTAATAAAGGGTGATGCAGTAGATAGAAAAGTTGGTTTTAGAGGTATGCCAGATGAATTTTCATTAAAGAAACCAGCATTAGAAAGTATGAGTTCTACACAGGCGAATAAATTATTGAATACTGATTATAAGTTCACCAAAGAAACTAGGGATTCATTAGTAGAATTAACCAAGAAAGCTACTAAGAAAAAATCAATTTATACTCATGATGTCACATTAGAGAATATTATGGGTAATATCAAAGATATTTTAAAAGGTGATGTTTCTTACTCAGATTCAGACACTACATTTATTATAGAGAATAATAAATCAAGAAATATAGATAGTATTAATACAAGTATTTCAAGAAATAAAATAGAAGAAAAAAATAAAGAAAGAGCAATCAGAGAAAAAGAGATTAACTCTAACAGAAATTTTTTAGAATCTATTAATAATAAAGTTTCTAATAATATAAATAATGACCTGAACAATAATGTAAAAAATGTTAATGAACCGAATAAGGATGAAAGAGAACGTATATTTCCAAGTGAACATATACCAGATGAGATAGAAAATTTATCATTATTCTTATTCACAAAGAATTGGGGAATTGTATCATAATTAGATAGGAACATTGAGGTAAATTATAATGATTAAATGGTTTCCATCAAGAAGTATATTTTCAGGTGAATGAGCTGATAATGTTCTATGAATAGAACTTACACCTAAAAAAATAGCTAATCAAAATATTCAGAAGACTACTTATGTCGAATTAGAAGATGCAGATGATTTAGATATAAGCCAATATAATTTTCTAGCACCAAATGAAATTCAAGAAACTATAAACAATACGTGAGAACCTATGGAAAATATTATATCTGGTATGTCACAGAAAATAGCATCTACGGCAAAAATTATAAATCAGGGAATTGCTCAGTATAAAGTAGATACACCTTTAGTGTATATGAACTCTGAAAATAGACAAGTTACATTCTTATTTAACTTAATTATGAATGAAAAGGCAAATTCTAAAGAATACGTAGTTGATCCAGTTAAGAATTTAATGAAGTGATCAACACCAAAAATACCAACAAAAATAATGTCACAGAGTTTACAAAAAGTAGAACTTCCATATGTATTTCAGGTAAGAACAAAAACAGGAGTTGATGGATATAAAGATATTGTCAATATGAGATGTGCTGCTATCTCATCTATACAACCAACTTACTTTCATCCATATGTGAATGGTTATCCATGTAAATGTGAATTAACAATTACATTTATAGATATAGAACCAATAAGTAGAGACAAAACATTTAATATAACTGTATCTTAAAGGGATATATATGCTAGAACCAATAAATAAAACTTATTATGAATTTACAGGTAAAAGGCTGAAAAATAATTCCCAACTTAAAGCTTTTAATTTACTAGAAGATTCTGATGGAAACAAATTATTAAATATATTCAGAACTTATAGCATAAAAAATTTAAGTATTAATTATTTTTTAATACATGAACTTGATTATGAAGATAGGTGATATAATTTATCTTGAAAATATTATGAAACACCATATTTATGATGAACTATACCTATGGTTAACAATATAGCAAATCCGTTTGAATTTCCAGAAGCAGGAACTAATATCAAAATATTGAAAAGTTCTTATATTTATAGTATTTTGAATGAAATTAAAGAGTTAGGGAAAAAATAGATGAAAGATTCAAATGTTAAAGTACAAGATTATGGGAAGGAATTTAGTGTTGGAATTTCAGTATATAATCAAGATTTTTATTGATTATCTAATAATGAAATATATGAATTTTACTTCATAGAAGATATATATTCATATTTAATAACTGGCAAATTAATTTTTTATGATAGATATAGCATTTTTGAATTTGGATCTCTAGTTGGTGGAATACTTATCAATATTGTATTTGGAGTAGATAAAGATTTGACATTAACTTTTCAAGTATATAAGTCAGATAGAATTATACCAGAAACTTCACATAGAAATGAAATGAGTGAGAATGTAATAGAACTTACTTTAGTAGAGTCTAATTTTCGTTATTTAGTACAACAAAAATATTCTAGAAGTTGAAGAAATAAAAATATAACGTCAATTGTATCTGATATATTAAAGAATATGGTATTTATAGAGTCAGAACAACAAAATATTGTTGATCAAAGTAGTGAAAGTATTGATTTCTGTATGCCATATTGAACACCACAACAGTCAATAAACTGATTATTATTAAGAGCTTCTTCTAATAATAAATGGGGTTATTGTTGTTATACAAAAACAAAAGCAGATCATAGAAGTTATGCTATTTTAGAAATTCAAACACTTGAAAATATGTTAAGTTCTGATAATATTCTTAGTGATAAAAATGATGGAGTATATAGAATGGTTACTCCTGATTTATATAATTTTAACAGGATATTATCATATGAAGTTTCTGGTACAGATATGTTTTCTAATAAACAATTGAGAGGTGGTCACGTTCTAGGATATGATTTTAAAAGAAAAAAGTTAATAGATAAAAAATTTCAATATTCTCCTGGAAGTAATTACTTTAATAAAGAAAGTGGTGAAGATGTAGTTGATAATTTCACTATGTTAGGTGATTGAACTTTATTAAGTGGAACAGAATATAGCTTATTTAATGATACTGATGTCAATTCAGAAATAATTGGTGAAAATAATGAAACAATTATAAAAAATATTTATTTCAATGATTGAATAAAACGATATTGTATGCAAAATACAGTTAATATTGTAGTTAGAGGCCATGAAGATAGAGAATTAGGAAAATTAATATGAATAGAATGACCATCTTCTAGTAAAGATGAAGTATATAATGCTAATATGAATGGACTCTACTTAATTAAAAGTATAACACATCATTTTTCACCTAAAGGAAAACCAGCATATAAACAAAAAGTTGGTCTTATTAGAAATGCATATAATTATGATGAAATATCTAAAAGACTTCTTTATCCATCAAATAAGATAAATACTACACAACCAACAGGAATAATAGTAACTTAATTATGATAAAAAATCCATTAAGCTCATTACAACCAGAATCAAATAAACTATTTGGTATATATAGGGGAGTTGTTGAAGATAACAGATCAGATCCTAGAAAAGCTGGAAGAATAAAGGTTAGGGTATTTGGTGTTCACACCAAAAAGAAAACTAAAAATAGTGAGGGAACAGAAGGAATTCCTACAGAAGAATTACCATGATGTGAGCCTGCCCTACCTATCTTTGAAGGTGGTGTATCAGGATTTGGTAGGTTTTCACATCCAGTAGAAGGCTCTCATGTTTTTGTGTTTTTTGAAGCGGGGAATCCTATGGAACCAAGACATTTCGCTTCTGCACCAGGAATTCCAGAATCTGCACCTAGATATAATGAAAATGAAGGATTCAGTAATCCTAATATTCCTAATGTTGGTGATGATAGTGATGATGTTGATATTACTGATGATATTATTGTAACATTGGATAGATATGAAACTAGTGATCAAGGTACTAAAGGTAATATTAGTATTAATGATTCATATTTCTGTAAATCTTTAGAATTACCTTGAAGAGATAATAACAATAACATATCTTGTATTCCTACAGGTACTTATGAAGTTTTCTTTAGACAATATCATTATAAACTTAAATCAGTCCCAGGAAGAACAGGTATATTAATACATTCTGGTAATTATGCAGGAGATAGTAGTGAGGGATATTTAACAAATTCACAAGGATGCATAATGTTTGGTCAAGAGTTTGGAACATTAAATAATCAACTAGCAGTATTAAATTCATCAAATACTGTTAATAAATTTGTATCAAAGTTAGAAAAAAAATCTTTTAAATTTATAGTTACAAATAGTACAAGTACAGATATGTCTGTGTAAAGGATAAAATATGAGTTTATATAATGAACTTAATTTTTCTGGAGCAACTGTTTTTGATTGAGACTTCTATCATAAAGAATATTTAAATTCACCTACTATTAGTTCTTCAGAAGGTGATAAACGTTTAATTGCATTTAATACGAGAGATAAACAATTAAAAATACTTCTTCCACCAAAGAAGTATTTAGATAGTTCCGGTATAAGTATTTCTTTTACTGCTTCTAGTGGTATATGTAAGTATAAAGCACAAATTGATAATGTTCCTTCAATAAATACTCCAAATTATTCTGTGAATAATTTGCCTTTTAAACAAATTCAAGAATTGTCTTATGCAAAATGTATAGAATTTGATAGTCAAAGTAGTTCATGGAAAATAGCAAATTTAAAACCTTCTGAACCACATTGGTTGTGTATTGATATAGATCAAGGAACAGTAGGACGAATTAAAACTGATGTTTCTTTTAGATTATTAGAAGAAACAGCAAAGGAATACTTATTAGGTAGAAATGATCCAAGTGATTATGATGATTCAAGTGATTCAAGCGTTTATGAACCTCCAAAAATATGAAAATATGCTCCTGGTGAACCAGATTGGCATAGATTAGCAAGACATGAAAAAATAGAAGATACACCTATTGGGTACAGAAGATCTCATAAAGTTACTGATATAGATGTATCTTGATATTTTTTTGAATGAGATGAACCTGATCCTTACTATAATGCATTATATCCAGAAAATAAAGTTATGGGTACACATAATGGGTTATTATATGAGATAGATGATACTCCAGATAATAGAAGATTTCATCGTTGACATCCATCAAATACATTTGAGGAAATATCTGAAGAGGGACATTTAAATAATAGAAATCATGGAGATAGATTCATATTAGTAGATGAAAATTTCTATAAATTAATAGAGAAAAATTTTTATGAAACAATAAGAAAATCATGTTTCAGACTTATAAAGAATAATAATTGATCTCACACAATAGGAAATGAATTAAATTGAGTTCAAAACAGTAAAATTACTTATATTGATTCTAATAGGAAAGAAGAAATTGGTGCAAATAATGATATCATTATTAATAAAGGTTCTTATGTAAAAGCATCAGAAACATATAATGTTCAATCAAAAGAAATAAATATGGATGCTGACGTTATAAACCTTAATTGTGGAACATCATTATCTCCATTGGTTCCATCAAAAGAAGAGACATCATCTCAAGGGCCAGAAAGTCCAACAGGATCTGCTGTAGATTCAGAAAGTAGAGAAAGTGGTAATGTAGTTACACAACCCTGATGATCAACTATTTAAATAAAACTAAGTAAAAATGGTGATACTATGAAAGATATAGAAATTGTAGATATTTCAGAAACTAAAGAAGTTATTGTTAATGATAATTTTATTGTTGTATATGATAAAGAAAATAAAGAAGTGAGTGTCCATAGTAAAATCAAATTAAATATTGATTTTTGCACTGATTTGTCATTAAATATAACTGGTGCATTAGATTTGAATGTAACTGATAACATAAATATTAGAACAAATAAAGAATGTTTTATAGATTCTAAAATATTATGATTAAATTCTAAAAAAGAAAATTATTATGATGAAAATTTTAACAAACAAATTCTAGGAGTAAAAAATGCCAGGTGTAGTTAGAATAGATGATAATTGTTCAGGACATGGATGTTGACCTCCACGCCCATCCATAACAGGATCTCCTGACGTATTTGTTAATAATAAACAAGTAGAAAGATATAATGATGTTTTAGAAGAACATTGTTGTCGTAGAATTATAGAAATAGATGGTGAGATTCATATTCGAACATATTGTCATGATGGTTTACATCTTGGCATTAGAGATGTATTTGTAAATGAACTACCTATACAAGTAGGACAAGACCCTATTAGTTGTGGATCTGTTTGTGATGAATGTTCTGATAATGTTTTTGCGGAATAAAAAAAGGAGTAAAGAATGGCACAACAAGTTTTTGATGTACATAGTTCAAAATTAACATATGCTACACTTAAAAAAATGTTAGAAATTGTAGATGATTATTTAAGTATTAAGACTAACTTAACATATTATTTTCCAGGAATTCTGGTCAATAATGATGAATGAAGGAAATTGAAGAAAATTATTAAAACTTTCTTAGATCATAATATTAATTGGGGTGGTATTTCTCCTAATACTAGTAGTACCACACATGATTATTCCAATTTAAAACAAACAATTCATTTAAATAAAGATGATGTAGCTCATCTTTATAATAGATTAATAGGTGAAGTTTCCTTTGCAGATGAAACAATTGTTGATTATTTATCAAGTGCTACCTGAACTAACATTATTAATAGAGTTATAAATATGATTACTTATGAATCATTATATACTTTACATAGACAAATTTTTAATGGTATTAGTAATAATGATTCTGAATATACAGAAAAGACATCTGGACAATTATCATTATATGATAATTGTGAGATGCCATTACCAATTAATAAATATACTCCTGATAATGCTAATTATAATGCCTTTATACATCTTCTAGGTTCTGATAATTATTATTCTTATCTGCCTGTATATGATCTTGATTGAGTATCAAGAAATGTATTTAAAAGATTAATATATAAAACAAATAAAGTTACTATAGATTCTTCTCCATATACACATAATACTCCTATAGGTGCAATATTATGAGCAAGAAAATCTGATGGTACATTTTTAACTACTGTAACATATGATGATGAAGATACAGTCAATATTGATGGAGTAGAAAGTGGAACAGAATTAAGAATATTAGAATTGTATAGTGAAGGTGAAGAGGAAGAAGTGGAAAGACCATTAAAACCAAGTATTTTACATCCAGAAAATGAAGATACTGTTTTTAATAAATTTGATATTTTAACAACTTCCTTGAAGATATCAGGTGGATTATTTGATTACCATTCATGAACAACTTGGCAATTATCAGATTCTTCTGATTTTTCAAACATATTATGAGAATCATATAGAAATAGAGAGAGTAAGACTTCTATTTCGTTATCTATAAGTCCTTCAGGATATATATCTTGTGAAACAGAAAGTTCATCTGGTCAATTAGCAACCAATGATACTATATACTGTAGAGCTAAACATAAGGGTGGTATATATGGTGAATCAAATTTTAGTGCTCCAATTCATTTTTATACTCCTTCATCATGAACCTGTGAAAGAGGTTTAGTAGATTATGGTGGTATAATAGTTGGTGAAATTAATGATTATTGTTTAGTCATGGGAAAGTTTGATTCTGAACCAACTACTACAAATAATTTCTATATACATTCATCTGAATCAGAACAATTATCGGAAACAATATCAAGTTCAGGTGATATGTCATATAGAGAAGATCAAGATATATATTATGCTAATGTAACTGGTAGTAATACTGATATGAATGATTGATTAGAAATCAAACCCCAACCAGAAAGCAATTATGATATGTTTGTGGATTCAGAATCTGAAATGTTAAGTTTAGAAGTAAGTGGTGGTAACATTGCTATTAGAACTGATGAATATAAATGTTATGTTAATTTAGTAGGAAGTAATGAATCTATGAATGATTGAATGGAATTAGATACTCCTGCAAAAATTTGATGATTAGCTAAACAATATTGTTTGAATCTAGAATATCAATCGTATAATGATTGATATTTACCATTAGCATCTGAATTGAATATGATGCAGAATAATATGTTAGAATTAAATTCTCTAGATGATACAGGAGAATTTAGAACAGAAAAATATTGATCTTCTAGTGTTGATGTTATGGATGAAAAATATTATGCATGAGTAGAAGATTTCAGTGATGGAACCCAAACAACAAAAGACAGAGATGCTAATTGATATTTCATAAGACCAGTTAGGAGATTATAATGTCTTATTATTCAGATATAAATTTATCATTAGAAAAACAAAGAAATGGTGACGTAAAAAAATGTGAAGATAAAGATGCTGTAAGAAACAGCATTATTAATATTTCTGAGACAATTCAAGGACATAGAGTGATGTTACCTGATTTTGCGTTTAATGGGTACAATATTTTATTTGAACCAATAACCAAAGAAAGTGGAAGTATTATAGGTAGTTTAATATGACAATCAATTGAAAAATGAGATGAAAGAGTAGAAATAAATAATATCCATGTTGATTTAAAACCAGATGAACATCAGTATGTTATATATATTTATTATCATATACTAAATATAACATCAGAAACAGAACCAGATGTTGTTAGAATAGTTTTAACTCAATTATAGGAGAAAATAATAATGAGCATTGTACCAAATTATATAAGTATGGATTTTAATACGATCCGAGATGATTTAATACAAGAATTGAGAAAAACAGAAACATTTAAAGATTATAATTTTGAAGGAAGTAATATAAGTATATTATTAGATCTTTTCAGTTATTTAGGTGAGTTAAATACTTTTTACACAAATAAATTGGCTAAGAATTTATATATTGATACAACTGAACTATATGAAAATATTCATAGATTAGCTTTAAGAGAGGGATATTCTCCATTAGGATATATATCTTCTGAAACAGATCTGACATTAACTCTATCTCAAGGAGAAAATGAATATTTTGAAATTGGTGATTTATTATATGTACCTAAACATAAAAATTTCAATAGTAAAATTGATGTTGATAATAATATTAATTTTATTAGTGTAGATGATGTTAATCATACAGTTTCATTATCATATACAGAAGAAGGTGAACCAAATACAATAACAAATTATGAATTTAATATCTTAGTAAGACAAGGTAATCTACTAGAATATAGTTACTTTGGTTCTGATATATTTAATAATAAAATTTCTTTACCTTTCAAAAATTTTGATAATAAACCTAGACTTGGTACAGGTTATGGAGATTTTAGTATATGATTAGAAGTGAATGGAGTGAGATGAGAAAGAGTTAATACTTTTCTAGAATCATTATCAGGAATTGATACTACTTATAATATATTTAGGTTTTTATATGACAAATATAAACGTTACCAAATTAATTTTTCTCCTAACCTTAGTATTCCAAAAGAAACAGATGAAATAAATATTTCATTAATAGAATGTTTGGGTAGTGAAGGAAATGTTGGAGCAAATACTATAACTGAAATTATTAGTGATAATTTAATCTATAACATAACCAGAGATATTTGAATTCCTAACCAAAATATTTCTGTGACAAATAGAAGAGGTAGTTCTGATGGACAAAACCCGGAAACTACTGAAGAAATAAGAAGTAAAACTTTGAATTTTGCATCTTCACAATATAGATGTGTATCAAGAAAGGATTATAAAAATTTTTTAGAACAGTATGGTAAAGTCTTAAAAGGAACAGCATGAGGTCAAAAAGAATTAAGATATAATTCAGATGTTAGAGATTATAATAAAGTATTTATTACAATTATTCCAACAACATGAAATGTTGATACTATAATGACAAATTCTGAAACATGAGTAGTTGATAACGGAAAGAGAACAGAAATTATGGTTCCTGATCAATATTTAAATGATTTCAAACAAGAATTAGAAGTTTATCTAGATCCATATATAACCACAAATGTATATCACGTATATGAGTTACCAGAACTTATTTATTTTGCCTTTGATATTTCTCTTGTCGTGAAACAAAATTATAATTATGTATCTGTCATGAGTGATGTAAAAAGCAAATTGGAATATTTGTTTAGTGGTAAAATGAGAAGTTTTGGAGAAGAAATTGATTATAAATCAATTGAGGAAAACTTGAGAGATTTAGATATAAAATCAGAAACTAACTCATTTAGTAATGTTAAAGGAATAAAATTTTTGAGAATTAGAGATATACATAGTAATTATACAGTTAATGAACCGAATAATTCACAAGATTTTCCTCAATATAAAACGGATAAATTTGATAGTTATATGGAAAATAAGTTAAGGACTATTCTTTTAGGTCCAGGTCAATTTCCTATGTTAGATTCAAGTGTTTGTGAGTTTATAAAAGAAGGATAAGATATGAAAAAGTTTTCTGATATACCAGGATTTATAATTGAAGAATATTACAATACTATTTCAGATAGTACTTCTGATGATCCTATCACATATGAAAAATCTGTAAATGATATTACATTTACAGATAGAGATGATGTTGAATTCATAGATCATAGAAATATAGTATGAAACATTAAATATACTATTGGAAATAAATATTCTCAAAATAATAGTTATTTAATAGGTTCACAATTTAATATAGTTTCTTATGGTGGTAATAAATCACTAGTTTATGCAGAAACTGAAACAGATTGAAAAAATTTCAATATTATTCCTTCCACTGAAAACTTTAAAGAAACAGAATATGATTGAGTAGGAACATATTATAATTTTAAAATTGCTGATAATATATATCCGGAATATTCAGAAGATATTAAGTATGAATTAGAAGGAACTTATTATAAATTTATTCAGTATGATTCTTTCTCTGAAAAATTATACAAAACAATTTCTACAAATTCAGGTTATAATATATATTTTAGAAGTGATGATCCTTTCATAAAATGAGCAAAAACATATTATTCTGAATATATAAACTTAAATAAAGATTATATATTCATTGGAAATGTTTTTCCTTATCTTGGTGAAGAATGAAGATGTAGAATATTTGTTTACTTAATGAAAGATTTTGTTATTGATTCTTTGCCAACTAATAACAGACCCCAAAACTTAGTGAAATTTTTCCAAGTTGCATTTGATAAAATATATTCAACTATATATAACCAACAGAAAGAAATTAAAACCATATATGATCCCCAAGAAATTAAAATTAATTTACTTCGTGAACTTTCTAGTGATATGGGTTTGGATCTTGACATTAATATATTGAGTCAGCTCAATGAAGAAAATCTTAGAGAATTTGTCAGTAACATTCCAATACTTATAAAGAAAAAAGGAACAATCAGTTCTCTCTTTAGTATATGAAACTTAGTAACACAACAATTTACAGATTCAACAAGTAGATCTATAAATCTTTATGAATACTGACATGATACATTACCAGATGGAGAATATTTAGTAAAAAATGATGATTGAAAAGAAATTAATTATTTGAATAAATATCAAGATGTAGATTTTACAGGTTGTAGTGGTGATTCTTATTATTCTAGATATACTAAAACATATCCAGATTTTTACCAAACAAATATATATCAATCTAATGTAAGTTCTTATATACACAAACAATATGAGTTATCGAGTACATGAGAAGTTAACCATTTTATAAATGAAACTGAATTAGTAATACAATGTTATAATGATGTTTATGAAGAATTTATTCCTTCATCTGTAGATATAAAGAATAATGCTACTGTTATAATTAATTTTAATAAACCAACTATTGGTTACTGTGTTGTACAAAAAGCAGGGTATGGAAGAATAGAAGAAGGAACCTATTGAAATATACAACATTATATAAATTCTAAATTAATATTAACACAATCATTTAATGTGTTCAATGAAAGGTTTATGCCAAGTGTTGTTTACTTAAAAGATCATGATACAGGAATTATCCAAACTACGAGTAAAGGATATGGATATTTTCTAGAAGGTGATTATATATATTATGATTTAACATCTGAAGAAGATAACAGAAGAATCTGAACAATAAATCATGGGTTATATTCTTTATTAATTGTTCAAGTATATGATATTAATGATAATATGATGTTTCCTAAAAGTATAAAACACAACCAATTAATGAGTACAGAGATTGAATTTAGTAAACCAGTAAATGGATATGCTATTTTAAAAGAGGTAGGAAGTGTTTATAGAAACATAGAAGGAAATATACTTTCTCCACATTACAAAGTAGAATGTGATTTAACATGCAGACCTATAAATAATGAAGATATAATTAATGAAGAAACTGTTAACTTCTTAATAAATAATTTTGAATCTATGAGAGGAGTAACAAGAGTTCCCCATTACCACTTTGTATTCGCACCATTAACTGATTTCTCAGGGTCAATATTAGGAACTTATGAACAGAAATATATTTCTTATTGACTATCAAGTTGTATAGTAGGAAGAATATTAGGTGATAATGTTTATCATCACCAAGTTGAAGAATCAACTACTTGAGATGTACAACATAATTTTAAAACTAAAAATGTACTTGTATATGCTTATAACTCTAATTATGAACAAGTATATTATAGTTGAATTGAACATATAGATTACTCTAATTTAAAAGTTCATTTTGATACTCCTCAAAGTGGTTATCTAATAGTTATTGAATCAGAAAAAACCGGGAATATTTTTACAGATCCAATGACAATTGAACATGATTACCAAAGAGAAATTAATTATCAATTTTTTAATCTTTCAAGAGAAGAAACTATATTTCCTGAATCTATTATAAATAATCCTAATTCATTAGAATTAGGTAAATCTGAAGAAGGATATTATCAACTAACAGAAGGAAATATTATCTGAACACAAACTAATCCTTCTTCTACATGAGACATACAACATAATTTAAATACTACTGGTATTGTTGTACAATTTTATGATGGTGACTGAGAAAGAATTTTTCCTTCTACTTTAACATTAAATACTCAAAATGATTGTGTATCTACATTTTCAGAAAGTGTAAGTGGTTATTGTGTAATAAAATCTATTGGTTTTATTAACTATAGAAATGATATTAAGAGACAAATTGATGATAATGGTGTTGTTGTAGTTTTAGGTGATGGAAATGATAAATTTTATATTCTTGACAATATTAATGATGTTCAAAACCCAATAGATATAATTAATGTTGGTTCTGAAAATATCTATATAGAAAATGATAATTTATATATAGATATAGAATTAGATGAAAGTAAAGAATATGACATACAGGAAATAGGTATATTTGATACAAATAAAGAAATGTTATATTTCTATTCTCAAGGAAGTATAATTCATAAAAAAGAAAATACAACAATGACATTACACTATAGAGTAAGTAATCAAGATTTATAAGGGGGTTATAAATGTCAAGAATACATTGATGATCATTTTTAGTTAATGAAGAGGGTCAACCAATAAACAATGCAGATATAAGTATATACTTAGCAGGAACTACAGTTCCTGCCAAAATATTTTTAGATGAATTTTCAACAGAATCAGAGGATAGTATTCCTCAATTAAAATCTAGTAAGAATGGTTATTTTGAATTTTGAATTCCAGATGTTACTAGTGATATATATACATCAGGACAAAAATTTAAAATAGAATGAGACAAAGCTGGATTAGAATATGGATATATTGATTTTGTTGATATTTATCCATCTTACTATCCAGTAGATGAAAATAAATCAGATACAAAAAAAGATAAAACTGTAAGTAATGAATTAGCTCAAAGATGAGAAAGTCATGCATTGGATGATTCTCATGTTATTCACGGTATAGAAGAAATTACGTTTGAAGATTTAAACACTATCAGAAATAGAACTATTAGTAATAAAGATGGGTTTGAATGAGAAAAACATACTAATTCTATATTTACTACAGAAGGAACAAGTGGACAAACTTTTATTACAGGAACACATGCTACTAGTGCAGATTTTCCTCATGATATTCATCCATGAAATCCTTCAGAAAATATTGAACTAACAGATTCTAATTATTGAATTAAAAATAGATTAATTTCACATCATTATGGTACAAAATGGAATAACCATGTTGAAAATGGTGAATTACATCATAATTCTTATCATGAATCAATTAGTAGTACTGATTGATCTCCTAGTGGTGCTAACTATATATTTGATGTTATACATCAACTAAATGAACCATATCCCATGATTCAAATGTGAAATACGGATACTAAATTACAACAAGATCCTGTTTCTATAAAAAGTTTAAGTTCATCAGGTTCAAGAATAGAAAATGATTCAGAAATAAATGCTAAAGTGATAATTTTAAAATAAGAGGGAATAAAATGGCAAAGATATTAGGTGCTATAACCTTAACAGAAGATAGTTCTACATCATTAAAAAATATAGATGGTGATTATGTATCACATGATGATGTGTGTATTGTAGTAGATGAAAATTGATTCTATATATATGTATTAGAAAATTCTTCTCTGGAACAAAACATTCCAGATGTAATAGAACCATATACTAATTCTACTAACAAAAGATGAATATTAAGATCTTTAAGAAAGTTTACAGAAGATGTATCTGTAAAAAAAGATAACAAATTAACAGTTTCCAAGATATACTATAATGATGATGATGGAGTATCTTTTTATACAAGAAACAATCAAGAAATTATGAGAATTAACCAAAATAATGTTGTTCTCAATAAAGAATTGCTTATTACAAGTAATAATTTAAATATAGGATCTTTGAATAATATAAATCTTTCAGAATTTATATTAAGAGATGGTTCGGTTGCATTTACTGATCAAGTACAGGGTATATATCCAGAAGCAGATGAAGACTTAGCAACTAAAAAATTTGTTTTAGATTCAGTTGGTGAAGACTTTAATACAATGGACCATATATCAGAACCTAATAATCCTGAAATTGGTCAGAGTGTGATGTACTCAAGTGATGGATCAGCAAGTGATGAGACAGAAGGTGATCTTGTGTTAAAAATTAATATTGGTGGAATTGTAAAGAAAACTATATTAGCATCTTATGGAGACGCTAAATTCCTAACTGATTATGAATAATTATAGTATTTTTTCAATAATTGGTTAATCAGAATAAATTATAAATAATTAAGAACCGATAGAACAACCTCTATGTTCTAGATGTTATCTGTCTCCCTCCTTTTGGATAGACATTACGGTTAATCACACTTAGGAGATTCTATGAAATTTCATAAAATAGAAATGGTAGGAAGACTACTACTACAAAAAATAACAGATTTACCTATATTTAGTAGTGAAGATGAATCACGGGTATTATATAATACTACTAATAAAAGTATATATTATGCTGATAATACAAGATATAAAAAATTAAGTGGAAAAATAAATGAGTTTACTACACCAGCAACAAGTGGTGATTTATTAGAAGTTGGTTATTCTTATCCAATTGATACTTCTACTGGAGAAGTTATACTACTACTTCCAACAGACATTTATAAAGAAGATATGATAGAATTGTTTGATAGTGAAGGTTCATTTGCGGATAATAGTTTGGTTGTTGATGGTAATGGAAATACCATTAATGGAAATGATACGGTATCATTCTCTGTAGATGATTCTTTTATTAGATTAATATTTGATGGTGAAGAATGAAAAGCAGATATTGGGGGTTTAAATACTGTTGTAGATGACACAGGAATTAATTTTGCCTCAATGGGAAGTGCAACAGAAATTAATCCGAATGATAATCTTACATATCAAGATGCTACTGATGGTAATACTAAAAAAATTACTTCTAATAATTTTTTACAAACATTAGATGTTAGTAATTTAACATCTATGACATCTCCTGAAAGTGATGATTATTTATTAATACATGATGTTAGTGAAAATATAAATAAAAAATTCTTATCTAGTTCTCTTTCAACTTCTTCTAAGAATATTTATCCATATCAAATGAATCTTGATTTTAATGATGAATATTCATCATTTGGTAGTATATTTAATAGTATAAAAACAGTGGATTTTGACATTTATGGAAAAGGATCTGTATGATTTTCTTTTAACTTTCCTGCTGGATGGGGAGTAAATAGAAATATTGACATAATTGTATCATATTCAACAGTAAGTAATGATCCAGATAAAACAGTAAATTTACAAGTATCATATTGATGTGTAAAGAATGGAGATGCACCAGATAGTAATAGTCCAGATATTACATATTCTAATACATTAAATATTACATCTGATAAAATCAATAAATATAATAGAGAAAGTTTATCAAGTATTGAAAGTAGTTATATAACAAGTGATTCTAGTCTTGCACTAATAAAAGTCACTAGAGATCCATCATTAGATAATTATGCAGGCAAATTAAAAGTTGCTAATTTTATATTCAATATATCATAGAGGAAATTATGGGAATAATAGTCAATAATGAAAGAAATTTATATCATATTAATCAAGTATCACATATCACTGATACATTATTAATTAGTGATGGCAATAAATGAACAGGTGATAGTAGCTCTAAAGAAAACTGAGACGTTGCTTATTCAGAAAGAAAAGAGTGAGATGGTTCCTCTACAAATCTGAATGCTACTACTGGAAGATCATCATTAGCATTAAATAATCATAACCAAATGAATATTGAAAGTGTAGATGATTTAGTAAATGTTGGATCTGGTTATAGAGCACATATAGATTCATTTCATACAAATTCTACATCTGGTGAAATGTGAGTAGAGGGATCATTTATTGATTCAAACAAAACTATTAGAATTGGAGAAGGTGTAGCAGGAGGACAACCAGCTCAAGATGTTTCATTTGGTAAATCAGTGACTGCTACAACATTTACAGGAACAGCAACACAAGCACAATATGCTGACTTAGCTGAAAAATTTACAATTGATCCTGATACAAAAGTTGGAACTGTAGTTAAAGTACTGGGAAAAGATAGTCAATATGAGGTAGGAAAAACAGAATATGATTTAGATGATTCTATTGGTGTTGTTTCATCTAAACCTGCTTATTTAATGAATATAAATTCTGAAGGATTAGCAATTGCTCTTGTAGGAAGAGTGCCCGTAATAATTTGTGGTTCTATATCAAAAGGTGAAAGAATTGTACCAACTTTAAATGGTAAATGTAGAAAGGCAACTCCTGATGAAAAGATTTACTCAATAGGATTTTCTCTAGAAAATAAAGATATAGATTCACCACAATTAGTTGAATGTATTTTGAAGTAGGAGATAATTATGGCTTTTAGTTGATCAAATCTTGGAACTTTAGTTGAAGCATATGATCTTAATGAGATCAAAAATAATGTGGATATTAAAGCTGATGAAATGGGTATAGATAGATATGATTGAAAAGAAAATCCTGTTTTTATAAGTGATGTAGTTAAAGTATCAGAAACAAAAGAAATGAGAGATGCTGTTGATTATCTCGATGATAATAATGTATGTTCAACATATTATAGTGCTAACTATGAAACAGATAATAATGATCATAATGATGTAGTAGATAATGATCAAGACACAGGTTATTACTCAGATGAAGATGCTGGAATAGATAATGATAAGAATACAGGATATTATAGTGTTGAAAATAGTGGTAAATATTCAGATGTATGTTCTGGTCATAATGATGTTGAAGATGGTACTATTTATAGTGATAATGAAGATAGTTTTTTTTCAGACGAAGATGGATCACGAGCAACTGGTCGAAATAGAGGTGTTAATAGTGCAAAAAATAGTTCTGTTGATGGTAGTGACAAATCAGGTTATTGTGGTGATTATAATACTCCTGTATGCAGTTCTCTAAATTATTCTGTATGTTCCGCTAACTAAATTATTCTGATACTTAAACAACTAGTGAGTAATAAAATGATTAGATTTAATGGAGAAATATATGGCATTTACTTGAAATGAATCTATTAGTGTTGGAGATATAATACAATCTTCAATAGTAGAAGAAATAAGAGATAACCTTGATTATATAGATGATAATACTGCTTGTCAAACTTATTATAGTGATCAAAATAGTACTGAGGATTCAACATTATATTTAGATAATGATAGTGGAGTAGATAGTGATTATGATGGAACTGTTCATGCCGATCATGATAGTGGAGTAGATAGTGATTATGATGGAACTGTATATGGAACTGACAATGATATAGATGATGGTGATTATGATTCCACTATATATAGTGGTAATAATAGTACATTTGATAGTGATTATAATGAAACTATTGATTCTTCAGACCTTTATTCGGTACGTACTTATACTAACGCTGGAGTAAATAGTGGTAATGATGGGTTGTACTGTTCATCACAAGAAAGTGGAGTAAATAGTGGTAATAAAGCTGGAGTATATAGTGGTAATAATGTTGGAGTAAATAGTGGTAATTAATAAGGAGTAAATATGATAAATATTTTTGTTAAAAATGGTGTAGCAGCAGAACTTTTTTCAGCTGCTTGATGTAACTTAGATTGTGCTTACTGTTACATACCAAAGGGTAATAAAACATTAATAGATAAACATAAAGAAATCATAAAAGAAGTTAAAGAAATTTATCCTCTTATAAACAGATTAAAGAAAGTTTATGGTGAAGATTTAGAGTTAATTAGTCATTGAGGTTCAGAACCTAGTCTTACAATAAAATATTTTAAGGAATTTTATAAAGTTGCTATAAAAGAATTTCCTAAATTATATAGTGTAAGTATGTCTTCAAACTTTTTATCTAATACTGATAATATGATAGATTTTTTCTTGACATTTCCAACTGATAGAAAATTTAATTTTGAGGTTCAAATGTCTCTTGATGGTCCTGCTTGAATTACAGATAAAAATAGAAGAGGTGGTGCTACAGAAAATATTATTGAAAATTTTGTTAAATTTGTTAAAGGGTTAAATCAACAAGATCTACAACACAAAATTGGTGTTCATTTTAAACCAACAGTTGCAAAATCAGATTATGAAAAATTACTTGAAGGTAATAATTTATTAGATTATTACAAATTATTTGATGAAGTTATAGATAAAATGATTAAAGTAAATACTAGAAAGAATGTTTTAATAAATTTTAATTGTGATCCAACTGTTGTATGCCCCGATAATTATACTACTCAAGATGGAATAAATTTTAGTAATATATACAATAAATCTTTAGAATTAAGAAAGAAATATAATTTTAAATATGTCAGACCAGACTCAAATTATTGACATGGTTTTCAAAAAGTAGCAATTCTTTCAAATGAATTATTTACTAAACAAAGGATGTTTACCTGTTCAGCAGGTGATAGTCAATTTGGTATAAGCGAATATTTACATCCATGTCATGATACTTTCTATTTACCATATCCTAATATACAAAACGATATGTTAAATGATACTGATAGAATTCAAAGTGAACATGAAGAACTAGATATTAAAACTGGTAGATTAAATAAAACAAAAGAATTAATGACACATAAAATTGATGATTTAAATAATTTTGATTTGTTAAAATATCATTATTATTTAAGAAGTTTTCATGATTTTCTTAAACACAAAGTTAATACTGCCACAGCTATAATAAAAGAAATGGCATATACAAATCAAATATCTGAGTGTTATAAATATGATGAAATGGCGGCATTATTAGCATTATTCAGTTTGACTCGTCATTCTTGTCCTACAGGTCAAATGCAACAAATAGGAACTATGAATATTCAGCCACATACATATTACAGATTATTTGGTAATGGATTAGTAGAAAGTTTTCTCAAAAGATATTTAAAGGAGAATTTTTGTGAATAATAAAATATGTAAAGAACAAGATAAAGAATTAATTAAACATTTTCTTGATAGATCATTCTTTGAAGATTGAAAAAAAGAAAATGATAACAAAGAGTCAAAATTATTTCAAAGTTTAGAATTACAATTAACTTCTAAATGTAATCTAGCATGTAAATACTGTTATTACAATGATACTAATGGATTTGGAAAAGATTTGAACAATGGTAAATGAAAAGATATTAAAGAAAATTTTTATAGTTTAAAGAGATACTTACAAAAAAATGATTTATATCCAGATAAAATAGAACTTTTTGGTGGTGAAGTATTAAATCATTATAATACTTTTGAAATAATTGATGAACTATTAGAATTTTATAAAGGAACAGAAAAAAAGGGAATTATTTCAATTCCTTCTAATATGAGTTTTTTAAGAAGTGATAAAAAGACTCAAAGAGTTATAGATTTGAAAAAGAAAGCTAAAGATTGTGGTTCAATTTTAGGAATAAGTGCTTCTGTAGATGGTTTATATATGGATAAAGAAAATAGACCAATGGCAGGATCTTCTAATAATGATAAATTTTATAATGATAAATTTTATCATAGATTATTTTCATTCTCTAAAAATCATGGTTGTGGTTTTCATCCTATGATCTATCATAATCAAATCCATAAATGAAAAGATAATTTTTTATGGTTCCAGAATAAATTTGAAGAGTATGGTTTACCTTGATCAAATATTTACTTATTAGAAGTAAGAAATGATGGTTGAAATAAAGAATCAATAAATCATTATATAGATTTTTATAAATTTATTCTTAATTATGTTCTTCATACTAAATTAAATGGAGATAAAGAAAAATTTATTAAAGGATTTATTCTTAATGGTATTGATGGTTATGAAGACATAAATAGAATGAATATGTTTAATAATACAGGAACTATAGGAAGAGGAATAGGTTGTTCAATGCAAACAACACTATTTGTAAGAATGGGAGATCTTGTAGTTAATACCTGTCATAGATTATCTTATGATATGTTTAATGGGTTCAAATTTGTAAAAGAAAATGATGAAATTGTAGATATAGAACCATTAAATACACCTTTCTATTTTGCCACTATATCAACTAATCATAAGGAATGACCATATTGTTCTTCTTGTATGATAAAAAATACTTGTATGAGTGGTTGCTTAGGTGCTCAATTTGAAACAATGGGTGATCCATTTATACCCATTCCTTCCGTGTGTGCATTAGAACATGGTAAAGTAAAGGCACAAATTGAATTTTTAGAAGAAAATAATATATTTGATGATTTAACAAAATATTTTAATTCAGACCAAAAAATGACATTTAAAATGTTTAAGGACTATAAGAATGGAGGAAAGTATGAATAAAATTGATGTGATTAAAAGTTTTTTCAATAAAGGATTAAAAACAAGAGTATCTTTAGGTAGAAAGGAAGATGTTTTTAAAGAATGTTTTAATTATATATTGAAAAATATTGAAGAGGTTGATAATAATGAAGATTTTACTAAATGAGAAGATTACAATAAATCACTTGAAACTGTAAAATTTATAAAAAGTAAATATTTAAATGAACCAATTGATAAAGAATTTGGTCAATTTTCAGACGCCTGGGTTTACTTAGTTTATAATTGAAATGATAATACTATTAAGAGTCCAAGTATTATGAAGGAGTGTATATATACACAAAGATTAATTGAAGACTTTATTACCATGAAAGAAGTAACAGAGAATTTAAAACTTATTAATAATAAATTAAATAATTTCAAATCGTGAAACCCACCTGCATTTGAAGTAAGTAAACATTTTATTGATTATTTAGAATAATTAACGAAAAACATAATAATATAGTGGAGATATAATATGAGATTTGATGAAGTAGATATGGCAGGGCCACTTTATTTAGAATATAAATCAGTTCTTCCTGTTTGATCAACTGATCATAGAAGAAGACTAATTATGGTAGATTATCTACAAGGATATGCAGTTTATTATGGTTCTGAAAATGGTTGAAGAAGACTTGATTTTTCATTAGGTGACTTAGAAGGTGATGGTATCTTTGTAGCATTTGATGGAGAAAATTATTTCTTAACAGATTCATTACCA